ACATCGATTACGCCGCCAGTGCCGCAGGGATAACCAGCCCGATCTGGTTGCCCGCGCTGAACGAATGGATCACGCTGGTTCTTGGTGTCGGTGGTCTGGTTTTGCTTGGTATCCGCATTTGGAAGAATATCAAAACCAAAAGCGAATGATGTGGAGCATGTATTTTTATTGTTGGTCTGGTTAGGGACTGGGGACGACAGGAGACTGGAAAGCGCGGACTTGTTTTTTAGAAGTCTAACTGAGTGCAATTATTTTGCGTCACAAATCACAAAGCGGTATGGCAACTACTCATACTCTGATTACGTGGACGCAAGGGACAGGGCTACGGCATATTGTGTGCCGAGGAATGTAGAAGCAGGAAGCGTGAAAGTGTATTGACATGATAGGCTTACCAGTCATAGACGCAGTCCAGATCGCACTCTTAGTCGTCATCATCTTGATGATACGAGGCTAGAATGATCGACCCATTGTCAGCTTTTGCGGCAGTCAGTGCCGCCAGTTCTGCTATATCGTCTGCAATCAAGGCTGGCAAAGACCTGTCATCGCTTTCTGGTCAGGTGTCGAAGTACGCCAAGGCCGAGGCCGAATTGAACTTCGGCGCGAGTCGCAAGAAGAACGGCTTTTTCTCAAAAATAACCGGAGCCGAACAGGCTGGGATTGACGAGTTCTTTCGTAAAGAAGAACTGGACACGCTACGCAATGAGATGCGTAGCATATTCATGCTGTACGGCAAGGCCGGAGCGTGGGAGAGGCTACAGGCGGAGATAGCCAGACAACGCGCGGCACAGAAAAAGGCACTAGAGGAACAGGCAAAGCGCAGGGAACGCATGATGATAGGGGTAACGGTTTCGGCACTCATTGCAATCGGCGGCGGAATAATGACCGTCTGGATAATGTACCTGAAAGGCGGCTGATAGTTGTCCACCACAACCGGACTGATCGGCGAATACTTGGCCGCCGCCTCGATAATGGAAAGGGGCTGGCGGGTGTCGATGGCACAGCAGGATAAAGTTGACCTTGTGGCGTGGTATGATGATGAGTTCCTGCGGGTGCAGGTTAAGTCGGCAACGCTGACAAAAGTTAAACATCACCGCCTGTCCGGCTACCACTTCCAGCTTGCGGCGGGCAACGGCACAACCAAGGCCAAGACATTACCGAGCGTTCAGGATTATGATATCTTACTACTTTGTGCAATTAATGCTCGCCGATGCATCGCTCTCGCCACGGAGCAGGTCAACCAGCAGAGCAAGCGGGTCAAGGCCAGCCACTTTGAGAAGCCGGATGTTGAGGCGGATTCGTGGGATAAGGCGGTGCAGATCGTCAGAGAAAGGAACAGCAGATGAACTTGGGTAAACTGCGGCAGGAGATTGCCGAGGATGAGGGGTGCAAGTACGAGATATACTTGGATCACCTCGGACTGCCAACAACCGGAATAGGCCACCTGATTGTCGAGTCCGACCCAGAACACGGTCAGCCAGTCGGCACGGTTGTCGAGCAGGAGCGAGTGAACCAGCTATTCAAGCTGGACATCGCCGTGACGATTGACGAGTGCCACGCGCTTTACAGTGACTTCAATGACCTGCCGGAGACGTGTCAGCACATCATCGCAAACATGATGTTCAACATCGGGCGGCCTCGGCTGTCCAAGTTTGTAGGCATGAAGGCTGGCGTGGACGCTAGGGACTGGCAGAAGGCCGCAGACGAGATGGTTGACTCCAAGTGGTACACACAGGTGCCAAACCGCGCGAGGCGGCTGGTGGAGCGTATGAGGGGGCTGGCTGATGGCTGAATTAACGATGGAACGATTCCTAAGATGGAAGATACTTCCGCGACTCATGATGTTCGTCATGACTGTTATGTACATCAGAGTCATTGAATGGTTCATTTCATTGCCGCCTGATGCGATGACTTCACAGGCGACAGCCCTGACGGCCACCGTTACTGGCGCAATGACAGGCGCATATGCAGTCTGGCTGGGGCATGAAAAATGATCCTGTGGGACATGAACGACAGGACGACAGAAGAACAGGCAAGGCGAAACAGAGAGGCTTTGAAGAATGATACAGGCACTAATACCAGCAGTATCTGGAATACTGGACAAGTTTGTTCAGGACAAGGACGAGGCGGCGAAGCTGGCGCACGACATAAGCACACTGGCGGAGAGACACGCGCAGGAGCAAATACTAGCGCAGATTGAGGTCAACAAGGCAGAGGCCGCATCCGGCTCTATATTCAAGGGCGGTTGGCGACCAGCCACTGGATGGATTTGCGCCGCGTCTCTGGGCTACACTTACATCCTGCAACCGTTCCTGACTTTTGCCCTGATTGCCACTGGCGTTGAACTGCCACCGATCCCGACCCTAGACACTGGCGCACTGATGCCTATTTTGCTTGGTATGCTAGGGCTGGCCGGAGCCAGAAGCTGGGAAAAGCAGAAGGGCGTGGCCTCAAAATAAAAAGACCCCCACCGCTTTGAGGCAGTGGGGGCAAGTCGAGGGAGAATGTTGGGCATAAAGCGGCACCAACGCGCTGTCCCTAGCTTTCAAATATATCTATTTTGACTTCGCCTGATCCATCGCAGACGTGGCACTCAACAGTCACGCCCCTAAGATAGCCGCCGCACTGATAATCCGCAACGGCTGTCTCGGTTTCGATCTCGCCTTCGCCAAGGCACTCTGGGCATTCTTTGTACTGCATGTCGTTCCCCCTTTCGGGCGGTGGCTGTTAAGCCACCACCTTGGTTGATTTGAGGATGCCCGACTTACAAGCTTCGCGGTTCCACTTATTAGTGCCAACGACATGCCACTGCCAAGTCCACTCATCATCGCCTAGCATTGCTTGGCCAAATGTATTCCACAGGCCTATGCAAAAGCAAACGGCCTCAACACCAAAGTCACGCGGGTCGATTTGTGTCAAGCCATCGTCAGACTCATGAGACGCATCGGCACTCCACTCCCAATGAACACCTTCACGATTACGCGCAATCGGCGCAACATTGTCTGGGCTAGACAACTCAACCTTAAAAGTCTGGTCGCCCTTTTTAACGTGCCACCCGCTAAATGCGTCAGGACGCGCAATCTCACCTATTTTTTTACCCTTAACACCATTTGTAAAATCAAAAACTTGCATTTTATATTCTCCCTTGGTTAGGGCGGTGGCTGTTAAGCCACCACCTTTTGCATTTTATTATAATGTTCAGCCCAATGCACCAGAGCATCGTGGCACTGATTAATTTGATCGTCAGTCATGCCAATTTTACGAGCAATCTCGACAGCCTTACTGGCGTGGCTATAACTCAAATCAATTTGTGCGTTAAACACACCCCAATCAATATTATCAGAGCCAGCTTGCTCGTAAGCCCATTTGTTGTACTGCTCTGCGCGGTGCTGATGCGCCGCAAAATCAACAAGCATTTCTATTTGATCTTCAGTAAATTCAACCATTTTTAAGTCTCCCTTGTTTCGTTATACATATTATATAATCATATATCACACCGATAGCAATAGCCTAATGTACTATTTATTGAATAAAATAATAGGGGCGGTTTCCCGCCCCTTTTTTACTGTATCTCAATAGATCGATGCACTCCTGCTGGTTTCTTGATTGCACCACGATCAACAAGGTTGTGGATGTGATACTGAATGGTCGTGACGCCCTTGCCCATTCCCGCCGCAACCTCGCGCACTGACGGCGTGAAGCCATACCTGCGCTGGTGTCGTGCTATCCAGCGCAACACCTCGCTCTGTGCCTTTGTAAGATTAGCCATTGGGCATCTCCTTCACGGTCAGGGTTTTCTGCCGGACAATCGACTCAGGCTTTGCGGCAACCGTCTTGGCTGGCTGTGCGCGGGTTTTACGCATCGGCCACTTGATGTAATAACGCGAGCCGTCATTAGTCACCACGCCTTCTTCGTGGTTGCCCAGCATCTCTTTAAGGTTCGTCTCGGCAATGTCGATTTCCTGATCCAAGGCTTTTTTCTGCGCCTTGGCGTCAATCAGGATGCCAGCCCAGTAGTCCGCGTCCGGCACGTCATCCAGATCAAGCGGCGGCGCGCCATCATCCACGTTATTCCACGCGGCGTTTGCGTCTGCTGACGTGGTTGCCGGATACCAGTCGCCAAGTTCGATGTTACGCTCAAACTCGCGGATCGCGTTGGCAATCTCACCCTGCACCACAAGGTCGGACTGATACATGAACAGGCGCAACTCACCGCCTCGATACAGCACGGCAACGCAACCCCACTCATATCCAGTACACATCATCTGCGCCTGTATCTGTAAGACACCCCTGTGCGGCGCCGGAGCATCTTCGGCTATGACGCTGGTGTTCTTCGCCTCAAGGACGCCCACGCCGCTTATATCGACAGGCTGACCCTGTGGGCAGTAGATACCGTTGGCCGGATCGTGCGCGACCATCTGGGTGCCAGTGCCTTTGCCATCCAGCGATGCGGCAAGTGGTAGCGAT